CTAAGCCGACAAGTACATCACTATTCGCTGAAGCTACCAAAGTATTGTTTAAATAGTTACCTCTACCAATTGCACCCGAAGCAGTAACCGAACCAACTGAATGGATGATTGCTGAAGGTGATGAAGTACCCACACCAAGACGATTGTTGGTGGAGTCAAAAAACAAGTTAGCACTCTCCTGAACTACGTTACCCGTTCCCTCGAATAACACACGTCCGACAGTACCCGAAGTAATCGCAGTCGTTCCGATTGTTATGCCTGTTGATATCGTGAATGTTCTATCTGCGGATAGGTCTTGAGTAGTTCCGTTTATTGTTAGGGTGCGAGTCGTTGGAACCGGAGTAAATCCTAAAGCGTTTTGTTTCCCGTTGAAAATAGTCCAATCAGCAGCGGAAAGATATCCATCAACTAAAGTCGTTGCCATTGGAATGCTTAAAGTTCTGTCAGCTGATAGGTTACCGCCACCCGTTAAAGGTGCGGTTGTTGATATCGTTCGAGTCGATGGTACATAAGCAGATAATCCACTTGTTCTTACGAATGGATTAATACTAGTATTCGTGAATTGAGATAAGTCGTAAAGCCCTGGATTAATAGACGCAGAGTTCGTTACGTTAACAATGTTAACCGTTGGAGTAGCAATAATGTCTACTACATCTTCTGTTATGCTTACTGAAATATCTACACTCATCTTGTTACATCATTTGCTACATTAAATATTCCCTCGATCCATGTCTTAACTTCTCCATTGGATAATGTTATTTGGATGTCGTACTTATATGAGAAAGCCTCTAGTTCGATTATAGTCTTGTTGATCTTGAACGCACCATTAACAGCATTGGTAATTGTAATGCCATTTGAGTCTACTGACGTTAGCTCTAAGTAAACATCTCCACCATAGTCAGTACGTAATTGCATACGGATAACAGCTCCCGTTAAATCTAAAGGAACAGCGTTTACGTTGATCTGGAAAGGTACTTCCTCGAAAGTATCTCCTCTCTTAGTGGATAGGTTTAATGTATTCATATGTTAACTTATTAAGCTACGTATGTAACGATAAATGTAGTTCCTGTAGCATTCCATGTTACAGCTCCTGAGTAGAATTTACATCCTAGTCCTCCTGCATCATAAGTCAATAAAGTTCCAGCAGGTATAGATACAGCTGTACCACCTGACAATGTTACTGTCCCTGCGGCAGCTCCTGCATTTCTAATTGAGAAACTATTACATTCTCCTGCAATTGATCCTGCTGCGGTACTAGTAAGTATGTAAGGATATCTAGCAGTCATCGTAGCATTGTTCGAAGATGCCCATTGCGATATAGTTCTTACTAAATCAATAGCACTAGTTTGAGTATTTGATAACCCTAAATTAGTCACATCTTTTACGTACAATCTCAATGAGTTGTTCTTGTCGTTAGCGATGAAGTTAATTAATACATACCAGTTATTCTTAGCATCCACCTCAGGTGAGAAACTTTTCATCGTCTCAAACTTGTAGAATTCTTGATTATTACTAGTAATTATCTGTAGCTGATTATTTATGTTATATAATTCCATTTCTTTATTTATTAAGTAGTTATTCTAATGTAGTAACAATCGTTAGCCTTGCGTCCATTCGCATCAGTAATTCTAACCTTAACCAATGCATCGCTTGAAGCAATCGTAGGAGCCAATGTAACAGATGCTGAAGTAGATGATCCACTAATAGTAATCTGAGCTCTTGAATCCTGAATAAACCATTGGTATGTATAAGGAGCAACTCCACCTGTAGGAGTAGCTAACAATGTATTTGAACCTGTCTTAGTTACATCCACATATACTTGGTATGTTGTCAATGTATTCAAGTAAGTAGTAATGGCAGTAACAACTTGTTGGATTGAATATGTTCCAGGTGCTAACCCGTAAGGATTCTCAGCAACAGTAACACTAGTCATTCCATCCAATTCATTCACCATGTTAGTAGTGTATGCCTCTAACAAAGCAAGTATATCATTCAATGAAGCTCCACAAGGAACCTCTAACGTATTCAATATACCATCAAATACCGTAATATCAGAAGTCTTATTCGGACAGTTATCCGAGCAAGAACAATTTGAATTTGTGCTTCCGCAACCTGTACAGCTCATATCTTAACAATTACAATTTTCACTTAAGTTATTCATTAAACACTGCTCCGATTCTTCGCATAACACTCCGTAAGGTAAGCAATGTAATACATCCATGATCAAATGGTGCTTGAATAAAGTACTCCATTCAGGCCCACATTTTAATCCAAATATTTCTTTTGAACGAATATCATTGATATCATCAACTAACTCGTATTTCTTTTTCTTGATAAAGTTACTAAATCTTGGCGTATAGTAATCACAGCAGTCAAAACACTCAGGACCACTTACGCTGAAACGATCAAATAAAGCTCCCGCTAAATATCCACCAAATGGACATTCATTCGTTGAGTCTAATGACGTATAGTATAATGGACTCTCTGACATGATCTGAGACACACCCCAATACTCTCCATTGTAGAATAAGTAGAATGTCATAGGTGTATCACCTGTAGTAATGCTGAATGAATAGTATGGGTAACCATTGTATGCCAACGTATTACCAAATTCATCTACTGCAATATTTGCTACTACTGAATAATCATCTCCCTCGAAAGTAAAGTCAATATTCAATGTCTCATCACAACATCCACAATCCTTATCGTATACCTTAATGTTGTATCCGGAAATTCCTAATGCCGAAGTAGTTACTCTGAAAGTACCAGGGCCAGGAAGATTCTGCCAAGCACCTAGCGGGCACTCTAACGTTCCATCTGTTAATTCAGCTACATCAACTCCTGTATCAGTTCTTCTAAAAGTCCATCTACCACTTGTTATATTGTAGTAAATATAATAAAGAAGATTTGATCCTGATAAATTGGAAGTAAATTTATATACTTTCTTTCCATTGAAAGTATATTGACCTCCCCATGTAACAACTATAGCTGTTCCACTCTCTGGCACAAGACGGAAAGAGATACAATCTAAATCCCAATCACACATTGATGTTGGGCAAGGACTAGTCGTAGCAGGAAGTACTCCAAATACTACAGTTGAACTCAATGGAGCACTGAAGTAAGACATCTCCCATTGCTCATTTAATGAGTCGTAAGCAATTGTTATAGGAGAAGTAACTCCTGGACTCCAAATAGTTGTCTCAGTTGTTTCAAAGAAGTTGTTTGTACCATCGTTGTATACATTGAAATCAACAGTATCAACTAGTAAATCAGTGGACGAATTATATATGTCCATTGTGACACCACAGAGGCAAGTCATTACCTCATCGCAGTTGATATTTTGGTTACAAGTACAGCTCATTAGTTACAGCAACAAAGTGATTTAAGTATATCTATATGCTTTTGAGCACTAACCCAGTCATGAGCACATGCAGCAAATTCTAGTCCATCCATTACTACTCGCATCTTCATAGCTTTCATAAATGCTTTATTATCACACATATCCTTACATGGATTAGATTGCATACCACAGAAAGCGTCAGCTACTGCCTTACGGTAACAATCCATAATAGAGATACATAATACTACAATCTTTTGAGTAGTGCAATAACGAGTGTCACTACAAGCAGAGGTATCAGTATAAATATCCCAATAAGTATGGTTCGTATCAAGAGCAGGATCAACATTAGTATTAGAGCCGATAGCTTTGTACAATACGCCATTGCGTAAGACAATCGGTTGCAAAAACGCTTGGTAGTAAACATTGTTTCTCCAATTAGGATATGTACAAATCTCAACCGTCCAAATTCCATCAACATCAGTATTTAAGAAGTTATAGGAAAATGAATTACTTGATACTAAGTGCGATGGAATAGTTTTGTCCTTATGTAAAACATCTGCTGTTGCCATGATGTACGTGCTACCATCCCCTCTTGTGATAGTGATGGTTCTGCTTGTAAAGTCAGTTGACTCATGTCCTGGCAAGTCATTAGTAGTATAATTAGACGTGTCTTTAAACGAAATCTTCTTGCAATCACAAGATATTTCTAATGAACTACATCCATCAACTAGTAATGAAGCTTTAAATGGGTTATTTATAGGTGTTGCCATCGTATATTATTGTTACAAATTTAAGTTTTTATTTGATACTTATTTTTTAGTTACCATCTCTCGTCAATTCCTTCTCTTTCAGTCTCAGTCGTTTTGTCATTCGTGATGACTGGCTTGTATTTATCTACGGCATCTTGAGGGAATTGTTGCTTTAAATAATCATCCTTAAAAATAAATTTAAATAAATGATCTTGTTTGTGTCTTCTCTTGGCAAATTCAAAATAATCTTGCTCGTAATTCATGAATGCATCAGTAAATGATTGATTTCCCTCCATGTATTCGGTGAAATCTTTAATTTCCTCATTTATATTTTTTACGCCAAGTATTTTAATTAAGTTAGCTCTATCTTGAGGGGACATTCTTTGAGTAATAGATGTATTTCTATATATTTCAAATAATTCTTCTAATTGATTATCTGTTAAATATCCTTTTTCAAGACCTAATTCATCTGAAATTCGACCTCTTTCTTCTTCAGTCAAATCAGTCCACTCTCTTTTACTTAGTGCTTCTACTACTGAACTTCCTCCATTAGCTATGTTAGCTATAAATTGTACGAATGGAGCATTGTTTTTCCATACATCATCTCTAGATGCATTTAATGTCCAGTCTGCAATCATACCAACCACACCAAACCCTTGAGCTGCTGATCCAATTTGATCCATTACTAAATCGTATATAACTCTTAACTCATCATCGTCATCGTAAATAGGATTAGTAAATACGTCATATCCGGCATTTGATATTAAGTTAAATAATACAGAACTGAATGCTGCGTAGTATATAATATCTGTAAATGCCTGTGCTTTATCTTCGCTAGATGCATTCTTTGAATCTCTCAATACTCTTATTCCTTCTGTAATCTTTCTAGCCGCACCAACTTGAGCAGATTTATACGTTAGAATCATACGTCCCATTTTCTCTCTTTGGAAATTAGATGTATAATCCTCTCTAGATGTTTGCTGTGTTTCCTCTACAGCCTCAACGAATTGTTTAAATGCTATGTCCTTTGCTTCTTCTAATGACTTTCCTTTAGATAATTGATTTCTCATAGCAGCAATAGCATATGATCCACCTCCACCAAGAGGGAAAGTAATAGTAAGCCAGTCACCTGCGGCAGGTAAATACATACCCGCTTGGAACATTTTTTTTAAAGCTTTTTTGTATTGTCTATCTGTTTTAGTAGCTAAAATTCTTTGAACCTCAACATCTAATCCACTACCACTAAGTCTTTCTTTTAGGTATTCACTTCCCATTATTTCTTTTAGGAAATCAAATTCTGCTCTTGTTGTAGGTACGGCTGTTATTACTTTAGCTGGATTTAATCCATTCTTAATGCCTGCTGACCAAAAGTGAGTGATTGATGCTAGCTGTTTAGGGATTGATGCTAATTTAAATCCTAGTGTAGATATTACATTCCAGTTCATCAATGTATCAATACTTCCAACTGAGTAATTAGACGCAGGTTTCTTCCCTGTAAGGATAACAGCTAAATGCTTTTGTAAATTAGTTAATTCTCTATATCCAATCTTATCAGCAATATATGGTCTGTTTGCTTCATTAAACAATTGATTCAATGATTTAGCCACAGGAACTAATGCTTTAGCTCTCTCCATGTTATTTACATAGTCAGAGAATATCTCCTCGGATGTAAGGGTTGTATTGAATGGTCCTTTGTAATTAGTTCTTTGCTTAAGGTTGTCAACCATAGCATTTAATGCTTTAAATTCATTTGTATTAGCATCAAATACATCCCCTTCATTGAACGTATCCTGAATAGGGCCTTCAGCTGCATATGCAGGATAGTATATTCCTTCAGGGAATGGGGTATTCATAATTGAGATATAAGTAGGCTCATATCTTTCTCTTAACGAAGCATATTGGTCAATTAAGAAATCAGAATATTGTTTCAAGTCTGGATTATTCTCAATATATTCATTAAGCATATCAACATCAACACCTGAATTTTTTAATCTCTCTTGACCATCTGTTAATTTACCTAAGTTATACAATGATACTAATACGGTATTTTTTACTTTTAACCCCGCATCACTCATTGCCTTAATAGGATTAACATCCGCATGTGAATCTAACCTCTTAGCAGCATTTTTCTGGCTTCCAAATATCTGAGCTCTACCATTTTTGAACTCTTCAAATATTTTTCCTTTTGCTATTTTTGAATCAACAAAATAGTTTTTAATTGGGTTACTAATATTTTCATCAATGAATTTCTTCACTTCAGGAGCTCCCTTGTATATCTTTTGGAATTGACCATATATACTATCTAGTATAGATGATTTCTTAATCCATCTTCCTGCTTTTTTAGTAGTAGATGTAGTTTCTTCAGAGATTACTCTAGCTTGATCCGCGGGTGTCTTATCATATCCTTTTGCGGGCTCATTTAATGTAGCTGGATTAACTTTATTATTGTATGCGCTCTTAGCGAAATCACTCTTATTATATAACTGACCATCAACAATAACATGGCCACCCACAGAATCAAAGAATTCATTAATAGCAGCCACATCAGTAAGTATTCTAGGCGTTCCACCTAGTTCTTGAAGCATTTTAGCATTCTCAGTTCTTTTTCTTGAATCTTGGATTTCCTTAACTCTTTTTAAGTCTGCCTTACCTTCATTCAGTATTCCGTTAATAGTGTCCTCAACGGCCTGTAATTCATCCATTGACATAGATTCTATATCAGTTAATGATTCAATGAAGTCCTTAAATTCTTGTTGCGCCTCAACAGAAACTTTTCCTTTCCATTTATCGTTTATCTTGGTGTAAAGCGTTTTCTTGCTTTTAATAGTCTTAGCAATTTCTTTTGCTTTAGCTACTCTTGCTGCTTCTACTTTTCTCTCTGATAATCTTTGTATTTGATCAATAGCACTATTAAGGGATTTTTCAGTTTTCGCCTTAGTAATGGAAGACATAATAGACCCAACCTCTCTAGCTGTATATACGTCTTTAGGAAGGTTTTCTTTAGCAAACTTACGTACTTCATCTTTCATATCATTAAGACTCTTAGCCGTAGCCCTAGATGATGCAGCTTGAGCTTTTATTCTAGCCTTAAGCAAGTCGCTTTCTTTAGCAGTAATCATTTTAGGAACAGGTTTAACTCCTGTCACTTCGTTTACTGTTTGTCCAAATTCTTTAGCGGCAGCCTTTTCCTTACCTGTCATTTTCTTCTCGGTAAGAGCTTGCTCAATATTGTTTCTTAAATCATTAAAGTATCTAAGTCTTTCCTCTCTTGTTTTTAGGCTTTTATAGAATTCTGACTCTTTAAATGATTTTTCAGCGGCAGCAATACCTTTTCCAATAGCATCAGCAGCTTCTCCTGCGGTCTCAACAGTTACAGCGGCAACTTCCAATGCAGCATTCCAAGCTTCATTCAATCCTGGAACAGATGACATTGCTAATCCTTTTGTATCTATTTTGCCAGATCTAATTTTTTCAGCAAATGATTTGGATTTTTCTGTGATTGATGGCTTTGCACTTACATCTTCAGTGGCTGTGGTTGATGGAGTTAATGAGTATACTACACTACCATACTGTGCATTATCCAAATCTGTTCCTCTTGAATCAATTCCATCAAATCCTAATGATTTCATTACTACAGTTGATGGAGAATCTACAGAACCTTTGTTTATTTCCTCTATGATTGATTTTACTCGATTATTCTGCTCGGTTACAGCTTTCTGATAATCATTGAATTCCTGATCAGAAGCATTTCTGCTTATTTTTGGCTTGTTTGATTTATTAAAATAATCAATGACTCTTTCAACGCTATTAGCTAATTTATCGCTATCCTTATTAGTTCCGATAGAATATTGATTCACATCTTTCAATAAATCATGCAACTCAATAGTTCCTTCAGCTAAATTATAATTACTTAAGTCAATTGAATTTGTTTCTCTACCATCATAATTATCAGCTTGACCTTCCGTGCCAAAGAAATAAAATCCAGTTCCAAAATGACCAGTAGACCTACTACCTGATTCAAATTTATCTCTTGTCTCTGCTTTATTCTCTAAGTCTCCAGATCTATATCCAATTGATGGTTTAAGAGTTGAATCTTCGGTCATCTTGCCGCCTTTACCTCTTCCTAATTTATAGGATTCAATTTTACCTGAGTCAGGCTTAAATCCTTTTAATGACGGAATAGATACTTGATTCTCTAATAAAAAAGTATCAAGAAGACCATCATTTAATGCTTTCTTAAATTCAGCCTCAGACATCCAAGTGTCTTGACCTTTTATCTGATATCTACAAGGCTTCGCCATATTATTTTCCTAACTCTTGGTCAATTAAAATAGGTTCTTTTGTTCTGCTTAAACGTGCGATTAAGTCTCCGTATTCTCCAACGCTCTCTACTTGAAGCTCAATATAATGATGGATGAGTGGCTTTAATTTAGGGCTACATTGGTCCCAAGCATCCTCGTATTTAGAAAGAAGATCCATTTCCATATCAATAGCGGCTTCAAACGCTTCCATAAGGTCATCTACCTCAATTGTAACAGCATCTAATGCAGTAACCTCTATTTGTTCATTCATATCATTCATGAATGCCTCTAATCCATTGAAATGCTCTCTCTCGCTATTTGATTCATCCATAAAGAATTTTTCAGCTCCTGTGAAGCCAATAGTCTTCATGGTATTAGATAAGTGAAGATATGTATGACTTGCCTTTAGTTCTTCGTGACCTAAGGCATTAATCATTGCAACTTCTTTTTCCGTTAGTAATTTTTTCATTTTAACAATCTTTAAGTAATAATTCGCTCTTTATTAAGTTCCTAGCTATACTAGCAAAGTTACTATGTATTTTTGACATTCGTTTATATTGACCACCATGTTTCTCGTCAAATGCTGCAATTGCTGCTTTTCTTCGTGATGGATTACTAATATTATCTATGTCATTCAGTTCATCAAATGCACTAATGTCGGTTTGACCTTGCATTTCTTCTACTGTAGCACTTAATTCAGTTTTAGGCATGATGATTTTCTCAATCTCATTAACCAATCCTGGATTAGTACCATCTTCTTTTGCTTGAAGATATAAATCTGCAATAGTACTAGATTCTAGTTCTTGCTCAGATCCTTTTGCAATCTTAGATGTTTTACCTTTTTTGAGTCCTTTATCAGATGACAAGCTCTCTCCTAAAGTAGCCTTGATTCTGTCCATTACTCCAGGATTATCAAGCGTAGCACTTTCTATATCAGATGCTATTTGTTCAGCCGTTTTAGGTTTTTCAGTTACTACTGTTTGTTCTGTAGTTGCTCCCACATTGGGAACTTCTGTAGTTACTGTTTGTTCTTCTTGAACCACTCCACTAGGGCTAACCTCTTCTTGGCTTGTTTCAGTGATAGATTCGGCTTGCTGAGGTTTTTGCCCTTCTCCGACTTCACTTGGTACCCCTTGCTTGTTTTCTTTATCATTTCTTTCTACTTTACTTTTGTTTTCTTGTTCCTCTAACTTATCATCAGCGTATTCTTCTGTGGCATTTTGTGCTGTATGAATGTCTGACTGAAGAGAGGACAATAAATCATCAACTTGTCTTCTTTTTCCTTCAGGAAGATTCTCGTATACATCTTTAGCTTTGTTGCCTTGGACAACACCAAATGCAGTACCTAGGATGAATGATGCGATTACGAATTCTTGAACCTTGTCGAATGTACCAAATGATTTATTGGCATTATCCATTAGCTCTCTAAAGTTCTTTGATTGACTATAGATGCTACCAAGTTCCTCACCTGTCTCTTGAGCAGTTTCACCAATACCACGAGATGCAAGTCTACCTGTTTTCTTTAGCGTATTTACAACTAGATTTGTTTTATCTCCAAATATTGCCTGAACATAATTAATCATTTGGGTTTTTTCCATCTTGCCTAAACCAGCGGCAAATGCTTCCCCGAATACACCACCAACTAATCCATTGGTAAAGTCTAATTCATCTTTAGCTGATTGAACAACTGTCCCTGCAATTTCAAAATTAAGACCTTCATTGATTGCGGGTTTCAAGAATCTACCAAACTTAGTAAGACCTAATACTTCGTTGTATGTATTCTGAATACCGTTAGCTAGTTTTGTTACTTGGGCAATATCTTTGGCTCCTGTAATTAATTTCTCTGCAGTAGCTAAGTTTTTTAAAGCTGCACCTGGTAATTCAGATGTTGCCATCAATATACCCATGAACGCAACCGATGTACCCGTCATCTTACCAAAAGATTCTTTACTCCAGAAATCTACAGTTTGTCTATCTTGTATTTTCTTAAGTGTTTCAGGAGTAGCAAAATCACTTGTATTAAATCCTTGTTCTTTTATTACTTCTAATGTTTTTTGGGCTTTTTCAGTTTCTAATTGATATCCATCTGCAGCAGACATAGTCGGCATAAGCATATTGGAGAATCCATTTACGAATGACTCCCAGAATCCTGCTGAATCAGATGTAAACCCATTATCATTATTATAGTATAGGGACTTTAATGAATTAAGAGTAGCCTTATTCTTAAGGTATTCTCTCTCTGCACTATTCAATGAATAAAATCCTTTCCAATCTAATATATCCTTGGTTCTCATTGCTATAAGATCCAATCCGCTATAATTGATATCGTTATCAATAGCAAGTTGCTTATTCTTCTCTTGAAGATTCTGATAGAATAAATCAAACTTTTGCTTTGGCCCTAATCCTTTTGGCACTGAGTTAAATGATGATTTAGCTGATTCTGTAATGGTTCCCGCTACAGATTGAGCTACTTTCTTCGGCTCAGTCAAGAATACAGTATTGCTACTTAATTGCTTATCCTCTATTAACTTGTCAAGATAGGATAATTTATTCTTTTCAGTCTCTAGCATCTGCTGAGTCTTTTCGTATAAATCAGGATTTGATCTTACTTCTGCTGAATTCAATTGACTTTTTAATCTAGCAATATTTGATTCAGTTACTTTCTTCTGATTCTTATTGCCTTCAATCTCTTCTCTTACCTCTGCGTATCTTTGTGATTGAACCTTTTCGTATTCCTCTAGGTATCCATTTAATTTAGATTCAATATATTGACGCTCTCTTAATGAGACTCTGTCCGTAAATGAATAGGCTCCAGTATTTTTGTCAATATTAATCTTTCCGGCATCAGCATTCTCTAAAATGAAATTAGTCATATTGGATAATGACTTAAACATTTCTGCTCCAATTCTGTCAGATTCAGTAGATGCCTTAAGGTCATAGTCTTGCTCAAATGATTTTTGTTTCTTTTCAAAATTCAATCTGTCAATACTAACTCCTGCAGAATACGCTTCGTTAACTACTTCGTTAACTTTCATTGAATCATTGAAGAATTGCTCTCCACTTTTCAGTAACTCAGCTACTTTCTTTGCCTTGATGTCGGTATACTCTCCGTCACCAATAATTTCTTTTATATCTTTCTGTAAATTAACAAGATTGTCTTTTTGATCATTTGTCAACTTATCTTTTACTTGAGCGTATATTGGGGTGTCAATAAAATTTACAGCATCATCAAAAGATGATTTTAAGTATGTTGCTTTTTGATCAACCTCAGCTATCTTATCCCACTTTGCATTTGCATTTAGGGCTTGAACTGCATTCTGATTCTCAATAACTAATGCAGGTTTACCTGTTTCAAAGCCCTTTACTACAGACTTCAGAGATGGAGTAGTAGTTAAATTAACTAATGATTCAATTCTAGGGATAGCTCTAGCTTCAAGGACTTTCTCTCTAGCAGGTACATTATCACCTGTTAATGGTTTAAATTCCTTACCTGTCTTTGTGATATCTACGTACCACTCTCCTTTTTCTTTTTTGAATATCGCATCCTCTCGATCTGGGAATGTGTAATATCCATCATTCCTTCCTTCTTCGGATTTCTTAATCAATACTTGAGCAGCAGCACTTGCCTCTGCCACATCAGGATTGTAATTAAAGTTTACAGTTCCATCTTTATTGTATCGATCAGTACTAGTACCTACGTTAGGCTTTGTTAAGTCTCTGTATGTTATATTTTTAGAAACAGTTTTGTTTCCACCCATAGTAACGTCTGAATTTGCAACCTGTGCTTTTACGTTACCAATTGTAGGCTTAACTACAGATTCTACTGTAGATAATGTTTTTGATGGGGCTAATTCAGCTTGACTCTCTAGTACTGCATATCTCTTCTTAACATCCCCCTTATCTATTTTGAAATAGCTCTTCCCCTCATCAAGAGACTTATACCAAACATCTCCTTCTTTTTTAAATACCGCATCAGGCTGCCATGATAATTTATAGATACCATCTTTTTTTGGTTTCTTAGGATCATCTCCATCCCCCTCGCCATCATCTGATTTTGGCTTATTAAATAAAACTCTACTATGCTTAAGTTTAATAGGTGTGTCTTTGTATTCTTGATCAATTGCCTGTTCTTCTGCTTGTGTATCAGGGGCTGACGGGTCTATAATAGTTTCTCCATCAACAGTAGTGCCAGCATTTTCTTCTTGATATTCAAACTTGTCATTTGCATCTATCTCAGGCTCGTTCATTGGATTTGGAACTGACGGATCTATAATGATTTCTCCATCGGCCGTTTCACTAGTAAAACTACTATTTGAATCAGGAACCTCTACTACTTCTTCAGTAGTAACTTCTTGAGTTGGCTTTTTAATATCTATCTCTTGAGCAGTAGCATATTCAGGCAATTGAACACCTGCATCCTGCAAACCTAATTCTTCATATGGATTAACTTGCTGAACCTGAGGCTCTTCCTGTTGAACCTGAGGTACTTGAGCTTGCTGAACTTGGGGTGCTTGCTGTGGCTGAGGTGCTTGCTGCTGTTGAGCAGGTATATCTACATTAAATTGTTGTGGATCTACATTCATCGTTGGCTCCGCTTGAATAGTTTCACCCTCGCCACCAGTTTGTGTAGACATAAAATCTATAGCCATAAATAATTATTTAATTACAAATATAATGAAACTAAGCTCATTATCATTGTGGGTTTGAAACACTCATGCCTGATGACTCACCTGAACCAAATGATGTATCTGGGTTTCCTTGTGCTTCAGCCGCTTGATTTATTTTATATCCCGATTGTTGGTCTTTATTTTGTTGACCAGCCTGATTATCGATTCTTGTCCATTCACCATACATTTGACCAGGTAACATTTCCTCTACATAATTTACTTGTAGTTGATTTGCATCAGTATGAGGGCTTCTTGAATATGGTTGCTCAATATCTCTAACTAGCGTGCTTTTTCTATTACTACTAGTATAAGCCCCAATATTTTTGTCATTCAAGAAATGGAATACATTGTTGTTATCATAATATCCCTTAGCTATCTGATGAGATACTACCTTAGTAAATACGGTAGATTCAGATTTGCCGTATTTCTCTACTTGCTCTGGAGACATTTTAGTAGGAGTGTTTCCTTCATCCATAGAGTATAAAACAACACCTTTTTTACCTGAGTATTGTCCAATTTGAGAAGGAGTCATGTATTGAACATTATTTTTCCATTTTCCATCTTCACCTTTAGAATGAACCGCAACTTTAATAGTTCTTTGTGGCTTTCCATTAAGGTAAATATCTTTAGATGTAATAGTTTTAGATAGCATGTCTGAAGCTGGTATAGTTGACGCATAAAATCCTTTATCGTTTTTCCTAACATCACCATAAGAATATTGCTTCCATACACTACCTATTGCATCATTTAAAGCCTGACCCTGTAATCCTTTTTTCTTTAAAGCATCAATCTCTTGATTAAATGTTTTACCTGTTTGAGTATTTACAGCATCGTTAAGATTAGCATTGATAGTTCCAAAGTATGATTCTTTATCAGATTGCTTTTGATAATTGAATTTATCCCTATCTAATGATAATCTCTGAGCACCAAGATTTCCTGTAGCTACAAATTGATTTTTCAACTCAACTTGCTCCTGAAGATGTCCAGCAAAATAGTTCATAGCTGCTTCTTTTTGAAGTTCGCTGTATTTCCCTGATTGAACCATTCCATCAATAATTCTCTCGTGGTCACCAGTAAAGAATTTCTTAAATCCACTTAGATAATCAGCTTGCTCTAATGTTCCGTCATTAAGTTTTTGTATGTATTGATTTCTCTCTTTAACAAAGGTAGCATCATCATATACGCCTCCAGTGCGCATATTAATTGGAAGCTTACCAATTCTGCCTTCAGCTAATACATCATCTAATACCTTATCAATTTGAGGTATCATATTCTGATAAACTTGTGCCTTAGCAAATAGCGCAGATAAATCTTTTTTACCATTAAGTACTCCATCAACATCATCAACAAGTGCTCTCTTAATATCTTGAGCATTTTTAATCTGTTCAGCATCAATGAATTTAGTATCATCAGCAGCATCTTTTAATACACTAGTAGCATATGCATCATAATGATTAACGTTCTTAGCAACGGCTTCTAATCTTGAAAACTCTCTTCTTGATTCAGAATCGGCTAAAAATGCATTTACATTTCCACCGTGTTTCTTGTATAGTAAGTTATCCATTGCATCATTAACCGTCTCATTAAACTTAGGTTTAAATTGAGCCGCAATATCAATTCCTGAATAATACTTATCTAATGCAGTTTGTTTAGCTTTAGCTGCATCATTCAATGCTCTTTTTCTAGCATCATATAATCCTTGAGGCAATAATCCTCCTGCACCTGAGTAAATAGTTTGACTACCAATTCTACTTCCTGTAAATGTTCCTACAGCAATATCTCTACCAATTTCAGGGTAATAATCTTGAACACCTAGCTTCTCAACTACTGCCTCAGGAATTGAACTAGCAAGATCTTTATATCCCGATGCAACATCTTTTTCTATTTGATCTTTGTTTGTTATAGCCTCGTATGGTGGTCTTATTGGACCTGTTGGACCTCCAGTTACTGCATTATATGCAGCAGGAGCCACACGTACATTCTCTACAGTTTCATTAGCTGTTTGATTGGCTAATTGATTTGCAGTTGCTTGTCCATACGCTTGCTTTTGCTCCTCAGACATACTAGTAAATGCATTAGGCGCATTAGTTGTTTGATTAGCTTGCATTGCTGGTTGTACATATTGACCATTACCTGTTGTTGTAACCTGCCCTGTACCAGCATCAATAGTAACAGAATTACCTCCTAATGGTGGCTCTTCTTCTTCAATTGCATTTACGGTATTTACAGCTTCTACATCAAGTTGAGTTTGCATTTTTTCAGCTTCCTTTTTAGCTTCTGCTGCTATAGCTGGGGCTTCAAATACTTGTCCTGCTGTTTCAGCGTTATCAATACCTGCTTTAAGTACGGCATTACTTGTTGTCTGAGCTGCGGTATTTGATTGGATAGCATTGTTTAATGCAGTTCCTGGAGCTGGAGTAGTTGGCTCTATGACAGCAGGTTTTGGTTGTGATTGAACTACGTTACTTATAGTTTCGCCTGTGTTTTTAGGAGCGACATTTTGAGCTGCACCTGTAGTAGTTGTTTGACCTGTTCCAGCATCAATGGTAACCGTATTGTCCTCCATTTCTTTTTGCTTCCTATCTAATACACGTTTATTAAACGCTTCTTGATCAAATGCATTATTATCTTTAACTGGCGTAGTCTCGGTAGTAGATACTACCTCAGCTATTCTTCTTTGTCTCTTAGCCATAATTATTTTCCAATTATACTCATTAGTGGTGCTCCCTGTTGAGCAAAAGCAGGAATTGATGTAGATGATGTTGCTGCATTAGGATCATTCTTAAGAACTCCTATGCCCATTCCTTTTTTCTTTTGAGCAGGCGTACCTGGTAATCCACTGTTTTCGGAACTACCACTTTTAGATCCACCACCAAGAGTAGCTAATAAATTCTGAGTACCTGCTTTCATTTGATTCTCAGCTTGAGCAGATAATCTACTTGACCTAAGTAAAGCTAAGTCATTAGATAAGTTAGCCATATTTTTAGATTGCTCTTGTTCTAATCCGATAACTTGATTCAATTGTTGACCATTTGCGGCAGCTAAGTTTCCTGCGGCATTAGATAGTAATTGATTGTATTGACCGAAGTTAGCAGGGCCTCCTGCTCTCATAGCTCCAGTCTGATAACCTTTTGCCATTTGACGCATAGCAGCTCTATCAGCTGTTCCTGCGGTTCCTGTTTGTAATGCTTGTCTTCTACGTCTGATTGTATTGAGCATCTGACGCTCCATTGGATTCTCAGACATTGGGATAGCAGTATCAGCTTTCTTTCTATTGATAGCGCCTGCAATCATTTGACCTGCTGCAAGTCCTAATTTAGCACCTTGTCCTTGAAATTTTTCCATCATTTCAGGGGCCTTACTCATTAACATTCCTAATCCTGGGACCATAATATATATTTTTTCAAATTTAACAATTATTTTAATGCTTTGTATTGTACAGCGGTAGATGTAACTAAGAATTCTTCATCTAATGTACTGACAATCTTGAATATTGCAACACGTCCTTGATTTCTTTCAAACGGTGCAGTGGCTGATCTAGGGATATAGCATTCATATCCGAAGTAATCTTTTATGCTTAAAGGTACGGCATTTGCATCAATTACTGAATCAAATGTATCAGTTTTATAATCAGCAAATGATTTGTAGAAGTAAATCTTTTCAGGCTTACTATTTGAGTTAACTCTGATTCTAATGAACTCTTTGTCAGCAATAATATCTTTATCAGATACACCTGTCAAATAACATTCCATGTCAACTCCATTCATCTGATTACCAATACCTAATTGATATGTACCCGAACCTTTCATTCCAAATAAATTGTTCTTATAGTACAAATACTTATCGTAGTTGTATGAGCTTTGACACTGCAATGCAGACTGTTGAATACCGTAGATTAATGTACTGAACTCAGGGGCTTCATCCTTTGTACATACATTCATAATATACTCTTTAGTTAACACGTTGAATCCTCCTGACAACTTGGCATCGTATCCTTCACCAATCAATTGGTTGTATTTACGGTTAAGTAATTCAAAGAATCCTGTTCTTGCAATCTCATTCAATTGGTTATCAGAGAATGTGTAAGCAGAGATACCATTAGCAAAGAATATAGCATTTGAGTATTCAGCCCAACTTCTCCACGTCTCATCAGACATACCGATAGTCTTATCTATCCATAACTGATTTAAGATGCCACCAACATCTGATCCAACTGTTGCTAACTCATTAGCATTGATTTCGTGTATAATACGCTTATCAACAAGCAATAAACAAACTCCGCTATCTGTAAATGCATAAAGGTTATTTCCCTTATCATTAGACAATGCGCTCCATCCAAACTTAATCTCACCTGTATCATCAGAGATATCAAAGTAATTAGATGAAGGGAATGTTTTGATTGATGGTGTATTCTGAACATTCATAGGTCTTTTCAATGACCAAATGATACGTGTACAGAAATCTGTTTGCTCTTCAAAGCCTACCGATGGTATAGTAGTAAACGTATTTGTTGACTGATCCTTAGAGTAATCAAGATTAGTCTGAAGTTCATTCATCGTAAATCTAAATCCACCTTTGTCCCATAGATTCCATTCGTATCCATAGTCATCAAAGTATTCAGGCTTTAAATTATTATCTGACTCAAACTGAGTTCTGTCTCCCGGATCACTAGTGTTCCATTTGTGTGGTCTTGGGATGTAATTAATCAATGGGTAATATTGATCGCTAACAGCTTTATCAGGTTGTTCTACATTGAATGCAAATGATAAATTGATTCTTGTTTCAGCTGTCCATACAGTAACTAACTGACGGATAAATGATGAATGTGTACCAATGCTATCGCAGAATTCAAATTGCTCATTGAAACTATAATTCCAAATATTAGTATTACCCCATGTTGGATATGTATCAACATATTCATACGTCTTTAATGGGAATGGTGCATTCATCTTGAACTCATTGTCAGGGAATATCCATCCTCCATCTGTTCCTGATGGCTCACCATTATTATTATAGTTATTGTCAATTGGAGCCCAAATAGACTCATTGATATAAGTATCACCTCCGAATACACGAACAGGGATACGGTTATCATATTGAACATATACTTTAGATCCTGCTGGAACCACTGAAAATGCTGTGTAACCTACTATGTTATTGAAGTTTAGAGTGAATACTCTACAGACTCCGTCACTATCACCTGCTGTTTCTGTGCTTGTATATACACCATAAATAGGAAATCCATTAGTTAGTGTAGCATTGCTATAAGGTACACCTGCTGCTAATCCTGTTAGTACAGTTGTTAAATCACCACCACTAAAGAATTGAACATTCATCCATCTACGAGATACTCCATTAGCATCCTCTACATAAACAAATCTTTTAAAACTTGTATAAGCAGCAGATGTTTGTCCTGTGATTTGTGGAATACAATCTTCCCATCTTTCAGATACTAATACAGCACTTTGAGTAGTAGCACCTGTTGACTCAAGAACTAATGACTTAAACTTAATGAAGTTAGCACCATACTTATATTGAGTAGTAAGCCCAGGATTAATATCCGTAGTCTTTATGATATTCAATACATACATTGGCTCTCTCCACTCCATAACGCCTTCTACATCTGCGTTCTTACTTACATTTGCAGGAGTATTCATTCCTGATCTATTGTAAATAGCACCAAGTCCAGAGTCATTAACTCTCACTTTGAAATAACTTTGTCTAGTAGAATTAGTCGTTACTTCATCAAATTCTAATATAGGAAATTGTTTGTTTCCACTTCCATTACTTGGATATGCAGGAGAGCTACCCGTAGTGTAGTTTGTGTATCTTCCATAAGCTACATATCTATAGTTTAATAGTGGGAAAGTAGCATCATTAATACCTGATTGATCTGCAATAACAGGATTTAATGGAGTCAAATCTCTATCTCTTAAAATACGAGCATAGGTAATCATATCAGCAGATTTTCTTCTCTGAGATCCTGCATCATTTCTACTACTATACACTTCAGTAAAATAACCTAATGGAGATACTAATTGTAATTTATATCCACTTGGGTTATTAATAATGTCATTTGCAATATCTGGGTACAGTAATTCTAAATCAGGGAAGTATGCCCAAAACGTATCTACATCTTTCTGAGTATCAGCTCCAAATACACCTTCAGCAGGCTTCAATGAATAGAATCCAAGTCCTTGAGCAATAACTTGTTGAGCAGGATCAGTCTGAACTACAGAGAATCCATCTGCCCATGAAGGCCAAGAGTTAATACCCTTAAAACCAAATCCTTGAGAGTAGTAATTTAAACCAAATCCATCAGGAGTATAATCTTGCCAAGTAGGAGCTACACCTGAATTTGCAGCTACTCTAGAGTTTACTGCTTTATTTAATTTATTTCTAGTGTCAAATTGAGATGTAGGAGATAACGCTTCATACGTCTCATCATCTTTATAATTGTATAAGTAAGGATCAACTGATCTATCATCATCTTGACCTGTTTTCTCTACAGCATCATAATGATCAAATACTTCGTGAGTTTTTGTAACTACACCATCAGTATTAGCAGCTCTAACCACACCTTTATATGACGTATAATTAGTTTCTGTTAAGTCTGTAATGACACTTCTTCTGTTCGGGAACTCAAAATTGGTCGCATTAGGGATTTGCGTGGCATATGATGGGTTATTATTCTTATCGAATAGTACGATACCAAAGCCTGTCTTTTCTCCTCGCATATTGCTTCTATGCATTGCCGCATTATATACGTGCTTATGTCCGGGCTTACCCATATTCTCAATAGTAGCAAATCTACCAGTTACAGAACTGTCTACAAATCCAATTTCCCCTTGAATATTCTTAGAGTCATACCCAATATTCATTAGATATAATCTCTCATTGTAGTATCTAATAGCTTTAGCTCTTCTAACTGAAGAACCTGTATCAGTCTGCTCGTCAAGAGTCAATATAGTTGATCCTTCAAATGTAGCTTCTGCTCTATCTAGTACATCAATCACTTCCATTCCATCAACTACAGGAATACTAGCAATGATTTCTGATACAGGAGCAACTCCAATCGGGTCTCCTGCATACCAAGAATCTCTTCTTAGTTCAATAAATGCAAATTGACTATCGTTTTGATATCTAATTCTAATGTGATTTCCGTAAGGAGTTGATGAGGTAATATCAGGTGCGCTAGAAAACGTTCTAGAATGAGGATATTGTGGCTGATTACTAGGACTACTGTTTCTAACTACAGGGATTAATTCTGTAATATGTGAAAATGGAGTAGCTTCACCTTGATCATCAACAAATCTATATGAGTAAGAATAACTACCTACACATAATCCTGATGTTCCAACAACTACATCGTATCCTGATGTACCTGTAACTTGCTTAATAAATGCAGGTTTGTAAAGTGTAGCTGAAACTTGTACCGTGTAATCTTCTACATTGAAGTCAACAAAGTAAGTTGGCGTACAAGCTGTGCCAGGATTCATACCTGAATTATCCATTAAGTCTTTAATTGAAAAAACTAATGGAGGTGTGTTGTTATTTGTTACGTAAATCTCTCCACCTATGCAGCTTTCATTCTTATCGTATTGTAGTGGATAGTCTAAATCAAATGGTAAATCAATAGAATATGCGACAATTTTACCGTCCACTCTAATTATAGGGTACTCTGTTACCACTGATGATGCCCATATCTCTACAATGTGTCCATTTACTTCTTGTGCCATCATGCACTCATATCCTGTAAACGTCAGTGTACCAATTGGATTACATCTATTGTCTATTAAACGGAATAGAATCTCCTCTCCTTTTATTTTCTTTTTAGCAAAGTTATCTCCATCCATGGAAATACTACGCATATTTAACGCATCAAGGTGCTCTCCATTTGGTGATACACCTAGTATCTCTTTGTTTGAGTCAGAGTTTATACCTTTCTCATACGTCTTTATATCTTGAGGATGATGCTGTTGGCGCATATTTATTTTTTAAATGGGAATCTCTTATTTAAAGTATCTTTTCGTTTGTTGCAGCTACTACAGCCACCCGATTTATCTCCAGATGCTTTAGCTACAAATTTAGCAACTTTATCCATTTGTGTGATTCTAGCTACTTTCTCGACTACATCTCCTAATCCCTGCATCTGTGTCATACAAAATTTAAACTAATTGGAATGATAGCCCATTTCACGAGATTAGCCCAGTACGCCGCACTCATCTTACCTTTAGCAATATTCTTTGCATGACGAGACTTAAATCTATTTCTTCTACTTGCATAAGCAGCTGATTCTCCTTCTTTCTTCGGGGAACCTTTTACTCCTTGCTGACCAAAACGAATAATCTTCTCGACTCCATTAGCACAAGCTTTTACAACGTGTGACTTAGTAGCATGACCTGGAGTACTCTTCGGTGAGTTGCATTTCATCAACTCTTTCTTAAGTTGTTTAGGCATAATTATTTATGATACATTGATGAGATGTATTCTTCCATAGATTCTTTCTCTTTTGAATCCATAGATTTAATACGTTTTCTTGCTTTATTCCAACTACCTGAAGTTAAGTCATTTAACTTACTGAATGAATCTTGCCATAATGGACGATACATACGTACATCTCTTGACTTCATTGCATTGTAGAATTTCTCCTCCACATAATCAACTACTGCACGCTCAAAGAAACGTGGAATAGTAGGCATATCACCATTCTCTACACCCATTCCGTTGAATACAATACGAACATAAGGGAAACCACCACATTCTTTACTGAACATGATTAATCCGTTAAGTACATTGTAGTAGAATTTAGGTCCGTAGAAACCTGCTTGATTATGCGTATAAATACGTTGATTTGGCTGATAGATGTCTGATCCATTACTTCCATCGTCTTTTACTTTGGCAGTATATCCATTTCCATCTGCTGTATTGTTGAATAAACGTTTCCAATATACTACTTGGCTCTTTGTAGGATTACATAATGAACCATTGTACATATAGATTTCACGAATATTAAATACGTTCTTAGGCATCTCAATTTGGAAGTTATCAGGCATTTCATAGTCATGCTGAATCTTTAACCAAAATGTATCAAATGACAACTCTTGTATTGCATCTTGAATACGTGAGATATACCATCCTTTTGGGAATCCCTTCTTATAATCAGTGTCATTTACAGTAGCAGTAATCTCTGCTAGTAAGTGCTCTATGGATACAAAATCGTTAGCTGTCATTATTCTGCTTGTTGTTGAGTTGTTTCAGGTAAGTTTACGGATCTATTTGCATACATCTGAGTATTCAATTCTGCACCGTCTTCACCGTCATTAATATTTTCTTTAGGCATTAACATTACAAATCTACCTAATTGTAGTACTTGCATCATTAAGTCCTGAATCATTTCGTCTGGTAATGGAATCTCATCGTCAAGACTACATACTTGTTTTGGATCTAGTGTTGCTTTAATTGCAATCTCTAAGTCAATAACATCAACGCACTCAAGTCCTAATAAATAGATTCTATTTACCTTAACTCCATCAATATGGTCACCAATTCTATAGAAATAAGGATTCTTAGCACTAGGTTTAGTGTATTCATCAAGGTATAAGTGTTGAACACTACCTAAATTTACTCCCTGAAACCATACCTGAGCGAAAGATGGACCTTCACAATGGCAAGTTTCTTCGTTATATGTGATATAGATTACCCCTGAGTTATTTGGAAGATCCATGATCTGAGCAGGTAAGTCTATGTATTTTCTTCCTTTGGTATCTGTTAATACAGGTACATTATTAAATGTAGATGTAAACAAATCAGTATTAGTAGCTATAGTTTGCTGTAAACGCATTCTATTAGCAACTACCATCACCCAATACATTATTTGATTTAAAGTGAAGTCAGCATCATCAAATGCAGCATTAAAGCTCTTATCTAGATCATATATTACGTATCTGTATGTCATCTTACAATATAGTTAAAAGTTGTTGTACATCTTGTGCTGTTACTGCGTATAAGTTAGTTCCATCTCCTTGTTTGTAAGAGATATAACTCAATGCTTTATCAAATAGCAATTGGAATACACTATTTGGGAACTCAATGTTTTGAGACAATGAGATGATAACAGATGGTTTCTTAGCCCAAAATACTGTTACCTTATCATTCTTAATTTGTGGTCTAATTTCAATCTCTGCCGCTTTATCACCTGTATTTACACCTTGGTAATTTGCAGGAGCTAAATAAGCATATAATTTCAATGCATCACATATCTGATTGCCATCATATCCTGCCTCAAATGGATTAGATGCGTTAGTTGACCATTCCTCAACAGTCAATCGTTTACATGAATCAGTAGATGCTAAATGCAATTTGTCACTCAAGAAATAACTTCTAGTTACGTCAGGAGTAGGTACAGGAGGATATCCTGCGATAGTATCTGTAGTTGGGTTAGCAAATACCCCCAAAATAGTCCATACTTCGCTAGGGAATACGTTTAGAGAAACCCTAGAGGTGTTCGTTGTTTGGAACACCCCAGAGTATGCTAAGTCTCTAAAAAATTCTTCACCTAGTTTATCTTGACCATACGCAGCGTTAACGATATTAGTTAACCATTTTACCGAAGCATTAATTGCTGGTATATAGTCTAATGAATCCAAATAGTGATCTGAATTCTCTGCATCCAATGCGAATGCTAACTGATTACGTAACTCCTGCGCTGAGATCATGTCTAGTTATTAATTGTTTTTTCAGTAACTATACGTCCTTCTTTGTCCATAGTCGAACTTCTCAAGTTACCGTAAAGCATCTTATCTTGTTGATTGATAGATCTCTTTGCAGTAAGCTCTACTAGTTGTCTACGCATAGCCTCTGGACTTTGATTAATTGTAACTCCTTCTTGTTTAGCACGTGCAATGATCTGCATGTCAGACAATTTAGAGATAGATTGTTGTGCCTCAACCATTTTCTGAGCCCATGTAGAGTCAACATTCATTGCTGATTCCATGTTCTCGTAAAATGCGATACCATATTGGCTGTGATTTCTTAAGTAATCCAACTCTGATTGGGATTGAACCTTAACAGAAGATACAGATACAACTTGTACATCACGACCTTTCTTTCTACGTGTTCTTACTAATGGTTTGAATTTGATAGCTCCGTGTGGAGGTAACGACTCTAAACCACGTCTCTTATCACCGTGAATAGAAAAGTTTAATGAGAATGCGAAGAATACTACGGGTTGTTCTAACCAATCTTCTTCTAATTCAGATATATAGTTAGATTCCTCATTAAGAGACTCTCTAGCTGATGATGTTTTTAATTTATTAAGTTGATTAGTGAACTTAGTCTCTAATTCTTGCATCCATTGCTGAACTGTGGATAATGGAATAGCAGGCTCTGCTTTAGGCTCTACATACTCTTTCTCTTCTTTCTTTACCTCTACTGGTGCGCTCACTTCTTCAAATACTGATTGTTCAGCCTGAGGAGTAACGTCTTGATTTGCTTTTTTAATAGCCATGACTAATTTATTTTAAATGATTAAATAAAGGGGGAGATTTTGTCCCCCCCTGAATTTTTAAATATTACATTGTAAGGTCTAACCATGCACATGCAAGTGGGTTGTGGAATTTAACCCCCATGTTACAGTCTACCCATACATCTCCGTAACGTTTCGGAACACCATCCTCTAATTTCAATGTGTCTCCAGAACGCTCACCCCAAAGTTGTGTACGTTTGATGTTTTTCATATCCAAGATTACGATACGGTTTTCGAATGAACCTGGGAATGATGCTTTGTCTTCAAAACGTTTGAAAGGCACAAGAACGATACGAGAAGAACCTAAGTTTACTTCTTTCAAGTTCAATAATGCGATATCATCGTTAGGAGCGTAACGTGTCAATTCTTCTTTGTAAGCCAAAGATAATGCACGGTGAACACGTGGTGTCATGAATGCCATACGAGCTTGACCGTAGTCACCATACTCAGAAGACAATACCATATCCTCGAATGCGTCAACTAAAGATGCGTTCGTAGCCAATGCGTTTGGAGAACCTGCCTCTAACATTGAAGAGAATACACCACCTGTTGTTTTAGCAGGAGTACCATCAGCAGTGATGATTTCACCTTTTTGCCCTGTCCAGAATGCGTTAGACAAATCGATACGGTGTTGGTTGAACATTGCGTTACGTTCCATTTCAAGGAAGTTAGCAGTTGTTCCCAAAGTTTTCAATTTGTGTAATTCTACTTCAGAGTAACGAATCGCTTTGTTAAACAATTGGATGTAGTTGTTACGCTCGATTGTAGAAGCACGGAAGTACTGAGCAAAACCGTCAGATCCATCGTGGTCAACGCTAGATACGTTAGCCAATACATCGTCAGGAGAAACTGCTGGTAAAGTATCACCATTGTAAGGAGAAACAGTAATTGTCAATAAAGACGTATCAACAGAAACAACACTACCTTTTTGTCCGTTAGGGTAAGAGATAATTGTGTTAGTTGAGATGTTGTCTGTAGACGTTACAGAAATTGTTTGAGTTGTAGGCCAAGATACAGTCGCAGATGCAGCTGTAGCTACAAGAGGCTCACGTTGGTAACCCATTTCTTGGTAGAAGAACTCGTCAGAGTTAACTTGCTCTGCTGCTACCATGTTTAACAATTTCAAATCCATGAACTGCTGAGGAGCAGCGTCAAAGATCGCACGGTTAGTTAACTTTTGTACTAACAATGAAATATCATGTCCGTACAATGCAGCGTACTCAGATCCTACGGAGTTGTAGTTCTGATTGTCGAACTTAATGTTCGGTTCATTATATAAAGCCATTTTGCTTCGGTTTTAAAAATTTACAATTTAATTTACTATGCGTAAGGATCCCCTTTAAATAATCCACTTAAGTGTCCTGCCTCTTTAGCAAATGCACCCTGTTGAGGAGCAGCAGCTTTATTCTTGCGAAGTGCAGTTGGACTTGAGTCAACTATTTTTTGGTTCGCTTTACTCTCACCTTGTCGTTCAGCAATCTTTTTAACAGATTCTAACATTTTCTTGCCGTACATAGCGTATGCAACTAACTCTGCTGCATCCTCTTTATATGTACCATCAGCATTCACAAACAGATTCTCCGCTTTCCCCTCAACCAAGATAGTCCTAATTTTTGCAACCTCGGACTTACTGAAGCTTGGGTAAGCCTTACTTAGATTTTCTACGGAAAGGAGGGCTGTCTTTTTCAAGTTTTGAAACTCGTTTTTTTGACGGTTGGTAAACTCCTCACGCTCTTTTTCTAATGCTTGTTTATCTTCAGCGAATAAACGTTTTGTTGAATTTGCTAAAAGCCTTACGCTATTATCGAACTCAGACTCTGAGATATCTCCATCCTCTAAAGATGTTGTTAGCTCATCATACTGCTCTCCAAAATAGTGCTGGACAAGGCTCTCTGGATCTTGACCTTTATAGTCTCCTGAGAAGTCCAGTCTTTGTGAAGATGTAAATGCTGTAGTGTGATCTTCTCCATTTGCCCACAATTGAACTGCCATACGGATATCGCTTGGCATCGCTTGTAAGTCAGCTGTTAAAGCCTCATACTCTTTCTTTACTTCAGAGCCCTCTTGGGCCTGATTTCTCCATGTATCGACAGATGAAAAGAACTTAGAAGCATCATTAACCCCAAACTTAGAAGAGATGAGGTCAATCATTTCCTTCGGTGCTTCAAAGTTAAGTTTAATTTCTTTACCCTTTTTTGGAGTAGCCATGATTCCAAAGATGTCATCGATGTCTGCGCTCTCGTCACTATCATCTTCTTCGTCTTCTTCCTCTTCTTCTTCCTCATCATCTGCTTGAACGCTTGCTTGTCTCATGCTAGCCATCAAGTCTTTATACTCTGTTGAGTTTGCGAAGCTTGGGTCCATTGCGGCCAATGCTTCAACTTGTCGAAGTTGTTCTTGCATCTCTGGCTCCAACTGCTCCAATGAAGGAGCGTTAGAAAATTCACCAGATACTCTTTCAACTTCTTTTTCAAAGTTAGTATCCATAACTATTTATTATTTGATTCAAAAATACACATTTATTATAAACCCTGTTTTTTAAGAAGGTCTCTTTCCGTCTTAGAATTCTCCTTAAATGCTATTTTCTCCATTTCTTGTTGGTGTAGCATCTCTTGATCATCCATTACATCTTGTTTTTGCTGTTGTTGTGCAGCTTGTAATTGCTGTGCCATATCTGCCTGAGCAGCTCTTCCCTCAATCATACCTTCGTTAGCAGCTTTGTCAGCTTGTTGCTGTGCCATCAATTTATCTCTATGGAATTGACGTAGTGCTTGAGCTACTAAATCAGGACTTGCTCGGTTAAACAAGTTAGCAAATGTGATTTGATCAATCATACCTGCTTGAAGTAACGTAAACAATAGCTGATTTGCTGCATTTAAGCCCTGCTCAGGAGTTTCTGAACGCTTAATGAAGATTCTATAGTCTTGTAGTAAATGATCCTCTGTAATCGTAATTCTAGATAATCCTTCATCACCTACCATCATCGCTAATTTACGAGGGTTGTCATGATAAATAGATTTACCTACAGTTGCCATGTGCTCATATGCCTGACGCAAGATAGATGTCAATGCCCAATAGAATGGTTCTTGTACTAATGAACCTCTTTGGATTTGAGCTTCAACTACTCCTACTAGCATATCTCCACCACCTTGAGTTCCTGTCATTGCCTCATTTACACCTGTAACATCTTGAATAGATTGCTGTACAGTCTGAATAACTTGGAACATTTGTAATGTACCTGATCCAATGTTTGTTCCGTATGTACCAATAGCATTCTGAACTGAACCAACACGGTCAGTATCTACAAAGATTGGTTTAGATGAGTTAATGTTACGCATGATATCTGCTTCTCCATCTCTATCGTCAACTGCTGACTTAGAAATAACTGTACCTGAACCACGCATGTTAGCCATCTGAGACTCTACAACAGATAAAGTTCTGTTTAAGAAACGCTGTGGATCAATAACATCATCAAGTGGAGTCAATACTTCACCTCTATCGTATATGTAAGTGTAGCATTTGTACGGAAATTTTACGTTAGCTGGATCGTATAATTGTTTTTCTTGGTAAGGAAGTACACCATACTCAAGAATGATATCACCATATCCAATCTCCTCTTGAGGGATCATGATACAGTAGCGAAGAACATCAACATAAATTGTTTGTTTCTTGCTCTTGCCCATTTTCTTTTTGTGCTCTTCTGTTTGAGGCTCAATTAAATCCTTATCGGTATACTTGGAATCCTCATTGTTGATCATCGTGTAGTATGGATATCCTGCTTCATCAAGAACCCAACCATAATCTCTTCTCTCAACGTCTTTCCAATATGTCTCGTATGTAGGAACTTTACCACCTGGTATAGTATAGATACCATTTACAATCTTGTGCATATTGTTTTGATTCGTATGATTAGAATACTCCTCAATAGCTTGTCTCTCGTCCTTTGTTAAGTGTTGGTATCTTTCGAAAATAGTCGGACTATCCATATAATACCATTCCCCCATAAATTCAGCATCAGATAGATCAGGCTTTTTAGCCGACATATCCCACATGAAGAACAATGGATTGATGGACTCAGCAGCGTAGTTCTCATTAGCTTCATATCCTTTGTATATTCCTAATCCACAAATAGCTAGGTTACGAGTAATCTGAGTCTTTAACTCATCAATGTTTACTTCGTTAGCAATAAATTCAAGTAAGTTATTAATGTCCTTCTCGTAGTTCTCTACGAATGTGTTGTAGAATAACTCTTCGGTCTCCATCTCTGTATCTTCGATAGGAGCATTCTCTTTGATGATGTCCTTGAAGAATGGTAAAGCATCAGCTACTTTTTGAAGTGACTTCAATTTAGCTAGCTCTTCTTCTCTTTTGTTGATTACGAAATCAGAAATACAGTTTGCTTTTGCATCGTATCCTAAGCGAATAGCATTACCAATGTATTGTTGTACCATTGGCTTGATAACGTTCTTTGTCCATTTAAGGCGATTACGTACATCACCTGATTCATCTAGGAAGAAAGCCTCGATATCCTCTTCGAATATCCATTGACCATCTTGCCCTTTAAAGAAAGACCAGTTGATTAAGCATTTGTTAATGTATCTGCGGTAGATGTAATTACTCATTATGGCAAGGCAATACTTCGCATATTCCTTATGGTAATCTTTATCTTTTTTGGAGGTTAACTTATTAGGTCTTTGTCTCCCTGTGCTAAACATGTAACTCATATCACTTCAGTACGTCATTAATTTTTACGAGTACCTGTTTTCTAGTTTTTCTCTCGACAACTTTAGCTCCGTATGAAGATTCTAATGTCTTCACCATCTGAGGTAGCTCTCCGTATACTTTTACCACTAGGTCAGTGTACTTTTTCTTTTCATCAATGTCCATCCCTGCTAAGGTTACTGAGTCAAGGACGATCATTTCGTTTAATACTTCAAACATATACTGACTCATCAACTTTGCTCTCAACCTGTATTCAGGATTAAAAGATTCCATTTTCTTGATGCCAGCAACAATTTCATCCGGGAGATCTCCATTTATTATGCCTCCCAAATCTTTTCTTATAGCATAATCCTTACCGTAAGTAAGTTCAAGAGCTTTGACAACTCTTTCTTTTTTGCTCAAACTGTAAATAGGACTTGTTCTGTTTCCTAGTAACCAGCAGAGTCTTACCTCTTTCGCCTTTAGGCTTTTAAATTCATCTACATCAGCTAGTTCAGGATATTCTAATCTTAGATCTCCGTCTCCTTCCATTCCAAAGATGATCAATTCAACTTCTTTCTCTGCCATAAAATTAATAAAAATAAGGGTAGGCACTTTTGATACCTACCCTACAAAGATAATTAAATTTTAATTATACAGCTGGACATCCTAAGTATGCAGCAGTAGTTGCGAATGAACCGTCTAAGATTGAAGTCAATTTAGTAACAGTTGCAGCAGTACCAGCATCAGCAGTATTCAAGTAAACCAAAGCAGTAACAGGTTTAGTAACTTGAAGTCCGTTAACGATGTTATGACTGATAACTTTACGATACATGATTTGGTATGTTTGGTAACCAGCAGCAGTAACGTAAGTTGTGTTGTTAACTTGAGACAATACTTGAGCAGGTGTTCCAGCAGGAGAAACCCATGCAGTTTGGTCAGTGATAACCGCAGCAGCAGGAGCTTTAACGATTAACGCACCAAATCCAGCGTTGTCAGCAGTGATACGAACCGTAGTTGAACCTGTAACCGCAGCAGAGAAATAAGCATTAACGTCAGCATTGATACGAGCAGTAAACAATGTAGCTAATTCAGCAGTAGTTGCAGATCCATCAACTCCAACTTCGTAAGTACGAGTTTGGTAAGTAGCACCTGTTTCTTGACCTCCACCGAAGAAGTTTTGCACGTTTGGAGCATATACAGTCAAGACGTAGTTACCGTTGTTAACCATTGTCACAGCAGATAAAGCAACGTCTACAACGTTAGCAGTTCCAGCAGCGTTAGCAGTGTAACGGAAACCCAAAAAGTCAGTAGCTTTGATTTTTAAAGCTGTAGCACCAGACTCATCTTTGATGCTTAAAAGTCCTGAAGCCAAAACTACGTCTGTAGCCGCAACCGGAGTGTTTAGAATCAACGCTGAATCAGCATTGATAACTGGTAATTTAAAAGTAATCATAATAATTTGTTTTTTTCACTGACCGAAGTCTGTGTTGGTTAAAATTAATTAACTACACCGTGTAGTTCTCTGCAAATGTAAACAAAAAATTTAATTAAAAATTATGGGTTTGGGTTTTTTCTTTTTCTTTTTGATTAAGTATATGTGAGTATATACGTAGTATATACGAATATATAGTTAATCTTTTCTTTTCTCTTTTTCTTTTTTTGCTTCTTTTTTTCTTTTTCTCTTTTCTTATTTTTCTTTTTCTTTTTTAAAAAAAATGCAGAAATACTTTGGAGATTAAAAAATGATTACTAGATTTGCAGAGTGTTGGCGCATAAGCATAGAAAAAATTTAAAGGTTATACTAGCCCCCTATTCTCCAGTACCGCCAACACACACTCAATGGGGGGCTTTTTATTTTTGTTGATATGGAACAATTTAGAGTAGTGTGTGTGAATGACAGATTTTGCCCAATGGGCTTCCCTCCTCAGTTGTGGATTATGAAAGGAGAGATCTACACCGTGGTAGACGCAAAGTATTTAGCAAGGCAGCATATGACGATAGGCTACAAGCTTGCAGAGATTGAATTACCTGAAGATTCAGTGTATCAGTACTTTCTTTCGAATAGATTCAGGCCGTATACTGATGAGGATGAAATGCTAGAAGCAGCACTAGAAGAATTGTTAGAAGAAACAGAGCCTATTGTTGTGTAACGAATAATTTATATATTTGTTTCATAAAAAAAGAAATAAATTGAATTTAATCGCCACATTATGAGTACCTCATCTTCGTACTCAAGCAACAAACTAAGACAAGTCCTAACGAATGGGACTCAACACTTCATCATCAAGTCTTATGTCTATACGGCTTTTGAATACGACAGAAAAGTTCCCGAATATCATTTGTATTGGATCAATTTAAACAAAGGATTGTTGGAAGATATGCCAATATTTCAAAGATTGTCATGTAAGCATATGAATAAGAAAGAGAAAAGCTACTTCTGGTCTATAGCTGATCAATATAATGTTGTTATTGGCAGTGAAGATGGAATAGTTTGGGAAAATAAAAAACTAGGCCTCGATAAAGACCTAGTTCAAAATCAATCTTACGAAGAAGATATTATTTCTTAGCTTTAAGAGCTTTTAATTCAGTAGATAATTCCTGTACAGCTTTAACTAAGATAGGAATTAGTTTACCATATGAAGCCTCTAACTTCTCAGGGTTCTCATCATAAACTAACTTAAGTACTTCAGACATCTCTACTGCTTCTTCAGCTGATTTCAAGTCTTGAGCAATGAATCCAAAGTCAGCTATATCATGTTTACCATTCTCATCTCTATCGTTCCATACAAATGTTACAGGACGAAGACCATCAATAAACTCAAGACCTACATTTAAGTCTTTAACTTCTTTCTTATCTCTTGCATCTGATAAAGATGTAATCGAAGTAACTGCACAACGTAAAACATTGTGATCTGAGCTACCTAATGTAATAGAGTTTGAAGTAGTTGCCGCAGCAGCATTAGATTGATATCCTAATACAATATTATTTGTACCTGTTGTTGTTGTTCCTCCGGCAATATGGCCTAAAAAAACATTATTATTTCCTGTAACTTGTTGACCTGCACCTGTACCAACTACAACATTAGCTGTGCCTGTAGTTATAAGTTGACCTGCTGCTGCTCCAATAGAAACATTACTAGATCCTGATGAAATATTAGCTCCTGATTGTTTACCAAATAATGTATTACCATTTGATGAACCATTTAACATTCCACCTGTTCCCCAACCTATATATGTATTATTTATTCCAGCTACAGCAGTACCTGAATACGTAAGTTTCATTGAACTTAATGAATCATCTAGATCCAAAAATACATTACTTACTCTTACACCATTTTGACTAAATGGTAATATCTCATCTACGTTAATTTGACTCATTTTATTTTGTTTTTAATGTTTCTACTTCTGCAGCCAAGTCTTTAATAGCTTGAACTAATACAGGAATTAATTTACCATAAGTGGCTTCTAATCTTTCAGGATTAGACTCATATACTAATTTTAATGTATCGGCCATATCAATATCTTCTTGTGCGGATTTTAAGTCTTGCGCGATAAAACCAAAGTCAGCTATATCGTGCTTACCTTCTTCTCTACGGTCATCCCAAACAAACTCTACAGGACGAAGTGACTTAACAAAGTCAAGTCCTGCACGTAAGTCAGTAATATCTTTTTTATCTCTTGCATCAGATAATGATGTGATAGCTGTTACATTACAACGAAGAGCTGAAATCAAAAAGTTACCTAATGTTATTTCATTACTTACTATGTTTGAAGATGGAGAAGCAAAGTCTCCTAATAATATATTATTAGAACCTGATTGTAGCATATATGATGCTAATGAACTACCACCAATAATTACATTTTTGTTACCATAAACAAGATTTGCTCCTGCCTGTACTCCCAAAAATATATTACCCGACCCGCTTAGTGATGGATTTGATGGATGAGTTTGAAGATAATATCCTGCCTCTTGTCCAATTGAAATATTATGAGCTCCACCTGTTAAAAAGTTTAATGATTGCTTACCAATTGCAACATTACCAAGACTACTTGTTAATGACTCTAAACTTCCTTCTCCAATAGCTATATTGTAATGTGTAGGATTTGCTACAGTTGGTTTACTAATATTAATTCCACTAACAGTAACAACATCAGATCCTAATGTAAATGGTTGTACTATGTCTACGTTAATCTGACTCATTTGTCTTTGTTTTTATTGTTATAAAATATTTAATGTTGTACCTAAAGGAATTGTTAATGTACCAGACATAATTAATGGTCCAGTATAGTTAACTGTTGCTCCAGCAGGTAAGGTAATATCTTCAGTAATTGCACCTACAATAGTAAATCCGTTAGCCCAAATACTAGTACCTAGCACTTGTTGGTTTCCGCCTGTATTTAATTCAGATACAATTTGTTTAATATCCTCTACGATATATCTCTCATTTGCTTTCTGACCGAAGCCAGACAATGATGATCTTTGAACGATTGCCATAATATTATTTTTTTTTACAAATATACTTGTTTTATTAATCTAATACTTTTAGGATCTTTCCAGTGCGAGAGTCAACCCTCGCTCGTTTCATTCTGAAATTAGTCTCCTTACACTGCACATATCTGATCACTACGTGCGTATTCTTGTCTTCGTTACGTATGTTCTCAGGTTCGTACCTAGAATGCGACTGAGCGTTTATATAAGCAAATGTAATAGCGAATATAGCATCATCATAATCGTATCTAGTATCAGCTGCTTGGTATCTAGTCTGTCTATGACTCGTAGTACTCTTTAAATCCTTCTCAACAAAGGTCTTCAGCTGCTCCCACAACCAAGGTACATCTATGTTGATGCCGTAGGCATCAATCATCTCCTCTGTTTTCGCAATTATACGTGGTGCTGTGTTCGATTTGTTAGAAATGCCGAACCATTTCCCTCCATGAGTTTGAAAGTATTCAGCTAATTGCGTATTTGCAGTAAACTTATTCTTAAATCCGTGTATTTCTTGGAAATCGACATGCATATCACCGATATTGTTCTCTACTAGCTCTTTTACACCACCTCTACGTTGCTGATCGTAGTATAAACTCTGCAATAGTACCTGTAAGTAGGTCTGTTTGAACTTTCTGTCCCTATGGAATACTACGGAAGACACACAATTAGTCAATGCATCCCATATTGCACTACACATCATGGAGTGTCCTGTCTCTGAGTTGATGGGGTCAGTCCCTTGATACCATCTATTCTTCCAAACTTCGTTATTTGGTGGGTGATGAACTATCATTGCTGAGGTAGAAACGTCTTCTCTGCCACTTGTGTTAACCCATCTAGCTCCAATTATCCTAAAAGCAGTCAGTAAGTCAGGTGTTGGTTGGGACATATCCATAATTGGCTCGAAATAACCGTATTCAATGGGCACATCCTTGCCATATATGTCTGCTAGGCGTTGATTACAGGTATGAATTGGCACTAAAGTACGTGCTTTACGCAAGAACATATCATCTATGGTGATTGGGTAGTGCTGATGGAACTGTACTTTGGCAACTTCACCTTTTTTTGTACCTTCTAGGGATAGATATGCTTTACGTTCGTTGTTGATGTGCTCATCGCTAACTCCTCTACGTGCGTATGCGTTAAAAAACAATGGAATGATACCGTATTCAAAGTTTTTCTCTCTCCATTGGCTAAGACACATCTTAAATTCTGCCTCGAATACTGATCCACCCTTATCCATTTCACCTCCTGTACCCCAAGCGATGAACTGCTGCTGCATGGTCATCTTACCTGTTTCAGGATTGTACTTAAATAAAGCAGGTCGACCTTCACGCATCATCTCACCAAAGATGTCAAATAGACCAATCTCATCGATGAATACCGCAGAAGGAGATCCCCCGTTGATGGCATCAATCTGTGGGCTGTCTACTTGGAATCGTGATGCTCCACCATCGTCTCGTCCTTTCTTATCACCCTTCTTATCGAATGACATTACTTGATCGGTCCAGTTCTTTACATCCTGCGCTAGGTAGTCAGGAATCTTTGTGTATGTCCACTTAACTTTATCCCGGAAAATCTCCACCCCTTTATCTTTGGAGTGAGTAACGAACTTAATGAAATAAGATTTGTTTAGGTTGACACGTTTCATTCCTGCAAGACACATGGTTGTAGTAAATCCAATCTGACGGGCTTTACCAATCATCATAGAGTATCCACAGTCGAATAGGAATAGAAGAACCTTCTGTGCATCCCACGCTTGGTAGCGTAGCATACCATTCTCAGCCTTGTCTTCTTTAATCCATCCGTATTTATTACAGAAGTAAAGTGTGTTATCGTTACACTTTTGGATTTCAGTAGCTAAGAAATTGTATTGATCTTCTTCGTTGTCGAGATCGGTAATAACCGTATCATCTTGTAGCCATATTCTGGCTTGTTCGCAATATAGGTCAAAGGGCTTAAACCTTAACTTGTTTTGCCATCCTGAGTTAATGCTATCAATCCAATCTACAAATTCTTTTGGATATTCAAACTCTTTATGTGATGGTTTCCACTCTGTTGTAAGTATCCTCCTTTGAACTACATCGTCTTTTGATTGACGCATAGTAGTCTATTTTTTTTTCGGCATTTCTTTTTTGCCTTTTTTAATCTTCTGTCCTAGTGCATAAGCTTTCTTAAGCAAGATAGGATTGATTTCTTTTTTCTTGTCCATTACTTTTTCTTTTTAAACTTAGACATCATTTTTTCTTTAAACTCTGCTCTCTTTGATTCACCTTTCTCGTGCTTCATTTTAGCTTTAGGAGATTTGTATGACTCCTCAGACATTGACCCTTCGTATTCCATTAGGGCTTTCTTAATTGCTCTTCCTTTCATTAGTCGCAGTATTTTTTATCTTTAGTATTCTTGTACATCAACTTAAACTTAGGTTGACAAGCACATGACATATCTTGTGCCAATGTAGGTGTAGCTACAGGTCTCCCTTCTACACGACCTTTGTCAGTATAGCTTCCACTTTTCTTGGGATCTGATGCGTAATATTTATCTGTCTTCATGATTAATGTTTTTTCAAAGGTATAAATTATTTTTGTTAAGTTATTTTATATCAGAAAAATGCATATAATTATTCCGTTATTATGGACAAAAATGGGTGTAATGTACGTTAAAACACACATTATAATATGTATTTATCCTTTATATGACCACTTATGAATAATATAATATGCAAAATCACATTGTAATGTGGATTGCGATATGCAATATGTCAAGTTTTTTGTCCCATTAACTAGAGAAATTTGGGACTAAAAAAAAGGAGGGCCGCTTTCAACTGGAACCTCCTTTCTTGTAAAACTAAACAATTTAACAGAACAAATATACTAATTAAATCGGGAACTTGATACTATCTATTGATTTTAATAATACATCTTTTCCTCCTGTAGAATCTCTGCGTGTATCGATGATTAAGATTCTACTTCCTACAGGTTTTGGAGGGGCACCTCTTTCTACGTGCCATCCTTTAGATCCATCACCAAACTCTTCTTTGTAAGTACCGGTAATCATTAAATGGATTTGTCGTTGCTTATTTCTATATCCTGAAATAGAGTGGTGCTCAATTACATCACGTGCTATGTTAGTGCATTTGTTTTCGTGAATATGCCCCATAGCAAACACATCAAAATCCTCATACATTTCAAGGGCTCTAGTCAAATTGATCTCGCCACGTGTAACAATTCCACCGCCCCCAGAACCATGAAAATATTTTATCTTGCTGACAACGTGATACTTAGGTCTAGCTTCTTGACGTACAAGAAACCATCCACCGTATCCACCTGTTTGAACATTGCTGCCATTCTTGTAGTTAAGCAAGTCAACAAAGCGTTGAAGGATGTCAGTCTCTTGGCGTTTAATCACAGAAGTCTCGTGGTTACCATAACCAATCACAGTAATTAAGTGTGCGTATGGTGAAAAGAAATCTACCGCAGTTTCTACGATAGAGTCTAGGTATTTAATGTTGTTATGCTCAGGACGGATATCAGACTTCGTACCCCTTGGGTCCCATTTTCCTTGCATGAGGCAAAATGTGTCTCCGTTGAACATCATTGGTATTGAGTGTTTAAGGCAATAGTCTAAGTCTCTTCTTAGCAAGTCCCAATCACATTTAGGATTATCCCAGTGTATATCTGAGAACATTCCAATCTTAACTTTTGATCCCGTAATATTTAATTCGTGGATGTTTTTTGCATGCCTAATTAATTCCATAAGTTAGTCGTTTGATTCATATTCTTCTTCTAGATCAACATTGCGCTTGGGCATTCGATCATATTCTTTTGAGCAATAAAATATCTTCTTGATTGTTCCTTTGTAAAAGTAGATAGGATTAACCATGTAGGTTCTCCTGTTTTTTTCTTTGGTAAATCTAATCACATCACGCTCACATAACTCAGCAATACTCTTCATGACATATCTCATGTTCATGTCAGTCATCTGCTGAATATCTCTAAGGCTATAATTCTTGATTGTATTTCCGTAGTTCATCTGTCTAGTAAAAAACCTCAGCATCTTATTAGCCGCAGGCTTCAGTTCGTCCATCACTTCTAAAGACTCCGTAAAGGTAATCATATACCTCATACGCTTTCTTTTAAGCAGGTTACTAATTACATCATCAACCTCAGCAGTATAGCTATCAGCCAATGGAATCAACTCACCGTGAAAATCCTTGTAGTATAAATCAAGGTCCTTCATCTTATGTGAGATTACCCTATCTGCCTCTAGCAAGATAAGGTCAAATACAATGTCGCTCATTTCTTTTTGGTATTAATTATTTCATCTACATTAATCTTAATCTTCTTCAGATTAGATATACTCTCACGATGTCTAGTATGCTCATAGAATATTAATCCATTCAACGCCCTACTAAATTCAGTAATACTCATATTACCTTTCATCTTATTACAATCACCACAGCAAGGAACCTTATTGTCATTACTCAACTTACCCCCTCTACTCTTAGGATATAAGTGATCGACAGTCCTACTATAGTTATCTAAGGTTGTCTTACAATAAGCACACACACTTAAATCTATTCCGCTTTTAGTTATCATAGTACAAATATAATACTATTTACGTAACTACTACAAAAAGTGTTACCACTCGTCTGGCACAACTTGTATACACTTTTTACACCCTTAACTATCTGTACTACAAACACTTAAGAAAAAATGATGTCTAAGTTTAAAAAGAAAAAGTAATGGACAAGAAAAAAGAAATCAATCCTATCTTGCTTAAGAAAGCTTAT